AGGGCGGTATGGGTGTGTACCATGATGAAGCGGAAACGATACTTAATGCAGGGGCGCACAAAGCAAATAACGATGCTATATCCTTCTTTACCCAAGCATTTAGCGGTGGCCGTTATACGCAAATTAGAGCCGATCGATCGAAGGAAAGAGTTGTAAAGTCGCTGAATATTTCCCTGCTTATGGGAACGCAGCCATCAAGACTGAAAAACTTATTCGGTGCCGACCGCATCCAGTCAGGATTCGCTTCCAGGTTCCTTATGGTGCAATCCGATTACATTAAGTTGCAGGAAGAAGTTGACCCATTCACCCCGACACGGGCCATGTGCCAGGAGTGGAGCGATTTAATCTTTGAACTATACAAACACAACAAGGAGTTCAGCAAAGGCGACAACCCACCCCGTAAAATTATAGTAACGGATGAAGCAAAGCCAATTTTAACAAAGTATTATAGGCAACAAAGAAAGGATGCCAATGACAGGAAAGCTAATTCGGTGGAGGACTATGTGATGGGTACTGAAGCGAAGATGTCAGCGTATTACTTCCGATTCTGCCATCTTATAGCCATCATGCAGAATCCAATGGTACCTGTTATAACTACAAAGGTAGCGCACCAAGCATGGCAGTTATACCGGTGGTATGCTGAATCCACTATGCATATTTTGGGTAGTATCTATGAGGAAAATGAATCCGGCCTTCCTACTGATCTCCGATTACTTGTTGATAACTTGCCGGCAAAGTTTACTACGAAGGAAGCAGAGGCCATTTGTGTACGTTTGAATATTAAACCGGTAAGGTTTAAGAACGCTATGCGAAGGCAGGATTTTGCCAAAAACTTTAAACGAGTCAGCCATGGAGTTTATGAAAAGATGTAACTTTGTTCTGATTTCATTATCGGCCAATGCTGCAGTTGCGACCTGCAATATACCCCTCAAACGAGGGGTTTTTTTATACGTTTAAGGGTATAAAATCTACCATAGGCAGAACCATTATATCATATCGGATATAAATTTTACCGAACGAAATGCATGAATTTTTCACAAAAGTGCAGCCAAAAGTTCGATTCGTTCACCAAGTGAACTTTTGTAAGTCATTGATAATCATTGGCTACAATGCCAAAAGTTCATTCGTTCGAACTTTTGAGAGATAATAATAATTATATCTCTTTATATTACCTTATTACTCTATAGATATAGATAAGTGAACGGGTGAACTTTTCGAACTTTTCGAACCAATCGCTGATAATCAATGAGTTACAAGGGTAAAATTGAACGAATGGCGAACTTTTGCCGAACATTTGGTACTTTCGGGTGGTTATGGGTAACTTTGTGGCTAAATCTAAATTAGAATTCGTTAGATGGCAAAGGGAAGGAAAACAGGTGGAAGGGTTAAGGGTTCCGTAAACAAGGCAACCAAAAGCATGAGAGAGCATTTTGCTGAAGCATTTGATCTATTGCAGGAACATGAAACCCTGAAGTTATCGAAATGGGCAGAAACAAACCCAACAGAATTCTATCGCCTGGCATCGAAACTCATCCCGACAAAAGTAGAGGCGGACATCCAGCAGCCCGTCCAAACCATTATCCAAATTATCCCCGACCCAAATAGCGCACCCATTGCCGATTGAGAAACAATGTACTGCGTGTGGAAAACTAAAGTGCCGGCTACAGATGGACTTTACCAAAAGTTTTTGCCACCTTTGTATAAACCGAACCGAACGCATGAAAATACACTACAACTTTGCCACACGCAGTAGGCCAACAAAAATGACTGCTGCCATTGCCACCATTAAGGCATATTCGCACAAAGCGGATTATACAATCGGTATCACCGTTGATGATGATGATGATGTAACGCTGAATAGTACCCATTACCTCGAATTGCAAAGGGAACCGAATATCTACTTCACACACGGTAAAAGCAATAGCAAGGTACACGCCATCAACAGGGGTATGGAAGGATGGAAGGGGGATATAGTGGTGAACATGAGCGATGATATGCGTTTCCTTGTACCTGGTTATGACATCAAAATCATTAATGCTTTCGCTGACAATCTTGACCAATTCATCCACTTCCCAGACGGAAGGGTTAATCATTTACTACCTACCATGAGCATAATGGGCAGGACGTACTATGAGCGGTTTGGCTACATCTACCATCCACAATACTTCTCCCTGTGGTGCGACAATGAGGCTATGGATGTTGCGAAGAAGTTAGGGAAGTGGAAATATGTGCCGGAGCGCATCTTCGACCATTACCACCCTGCTTGGACTGGAGAACCTATTGATGCCCAGTTACGGCACACGCAGGGTTACTACCACATTGACGAGCAAACCTACATTAAGCGGTCAGCCGCCGGATTCCCAAATGAGAATGTATGACACCGAAAGAAAAAGCTATAGAGTTGGTTAGCAAGATGTATAATGTAGAGGGTGGTGGCACAGGTATTGTTGAAAAATCAAATTCTTACTTTCCCAATGGCTGTGTTCACTGGTATGATTCCAAAAAGTATGCCTTAATTGTAGTAGATGAGATATTGAACACTCAATGGCAGTTTAGTATACTTTCAATGTATGGAACGCCATTTAATTGTTATTGGCAAGAAGTAAAAACCGAAATCGAAGCACTATGACCCTATCAATTCTAATCTGCACCATCCAAGGCCGTGAGGGTTATCTTACCAGACTATTGCAGGAATTAGTGCAGCAGAAAGCACGGTTATCTAATCAGCTAACTGATGAGGTTGAAATCATTGTTGAATCGGATAATGGTGCCATGTCCACAGGGCGCAAACGGAACTATCTCATAGGCAAGTCAACAGGCAAGTATATTGTATTCGTGGATGATGATGATATGATTGCACCCACCTACATCGCTGACATACTTGAAGCAGCACAACAGGATCCCGATGTTATCGTATTTAACGGAATAATGACCACCAATGGCAAGGATGAGCGGAAGTGGTACATAAGTAAGGAATACGGCTATGAAGCGAAGGATGGGGCTTATTATCGCTATCCTAATCACATTGTACCTGTGCGCAGGGAGATAGCCATAAAATTTCCTTTCCAAGACATAAAGATTGGGGAAGATTACCTCTATGCTACTGCAATGCACAATGCAAAGGTTCTGCAAAGTGAGGTCAAGATTGAGAAGGAACTTTATCATTATCAGTTTAGAACGAATAAGTAAGTTATGGAACTATATTGGTGCCGACATTGTAAGGATACTAAACAATTGCTTAATAAAAATGTAGAAAATGGTGTACAAGAATGCTATTATTGCAAAACAGAACCAACCCCACCACAACCCTACTACCACTCCGGCACCTATGAAGCCATTAACGTTATCGAAGCATGGGGGTTGAACTTCTCGCTCGGCAATGTAATCAAGTATGTTGCACGGGCGGGGCGAAAGACTGACAATCCGATTGAGGATTTAGAAAAAGCGAAGTGGTATATTGAGAGGGAAATTGAAAAACTAAAACAGAAATAACATGGAACAAAAGACGGCGGTGGATTGGTTAATAGACCAAGTAGAAGATTTTATTGGTTTAATACCAATAGATATTATTCAACAAGCCAAAGAAATGGAAAAGCAGCAGATAATGGATGCGTTTGACTGTGCATTATTTGGACATGGAATTAATGGTGAGCCATGTGCAAGCGGAGGAAAATACTACACCGAAACCTACGGCAAATGAGATACTCCCAAAACAACGAACAAGATGTAATCGAACAGTACTTCCGCACATCGGGAGTATTCCTTGACATTGGTGCCAATGATGGACAAACTTTGTCCAATACCTATTCCCTGCAACTCAACGGATGGGGTGGAGTACTTGTAGAGCCGAGTGAAGATGCCTTCAACAGGATCCCACCCAATGACAAGGTTAAAGCGTTCAATGTGGCAATAGGTACGGCTGATGGCACTTGTACTTTCCATGAAATGGGAACACATCTGAACAGGGGCGATGTATCGCTGCTATCCACCATTAAGAAATCAGAGATTAAGAGATGGAATGGTACAGAGTTTAAGGAACGTATGACAGAGGTGTGGACTTATAAGACATTGGTCAAGAACTCCCCCTACAAGGTATTCGATTTCATTTCGATTGATGCCGAGGGTATGGACTTTGAGATATTGGAGCAGATCAACCTATCTGGTACACAAATGGTATGCATTGAACACAATGGCAATGCTGACTTATTCCAACTCATTAAAGAGTACTGCAACGGGTTCGGACTGCATAAGAAATTATTAAACAATTTAGAAAATGTAATATGGGCAAGGTAACATCACAAGTAGAAATAAAGAAACAAGATTCAAATACTGAGTACCCCAAATTAATGATAGGTGATAAAACCGGTATAATAGTTTTATTTAATTGGCCTAGCCGTGGAACAGTTATAAATACTGGTGATGGTACAACGTGTGTAGAAATAGGAGAACATTATACTGAATGGAAAATGGAAACATTTAAAGATTTTCATGGCTCGGTAATATTAAATAATCAATAATATGGGCAAGGTAATCACATCCCTTTCTTCCACAGGCAGGGAGAACTATAACGAGGCGATGTTAGGGCTAATCCGGTCTATAAATCGCAATGCTCCCGACTATGACACTCATTTGCGGAGTGTGGATGGCTATGTGGATGAATACCGGGGTAGGAAAATACTGCAAGGCAAATGGCCGAAGTCGCAGCAGTACGAATCATGGTCGCATCAAAATATGCCGTATCAGTTCAAGCCGGTAATGATAGCCGAAGCGTATGAGTTTGGGTACCGAAAGATTATTTGGTGCGATTCAACCATTCGAGTAATGCGCAACCCTGACCCACTCTGGCAACTTGCAGCCGAGCATGGTATAGTTGCGTGGAACAATGAGGGGCATCCGTTGCACAAGTATATCCCCGACCACCAATTGGAGTTCCTGAAGATTGATTCCGCTAAAGGTATGTATCAGATAATGGCTTGTTGCATAGTGTTCGACTTCGACCACCCTGCGACTAAACCTATCTTCGATAAGTGGATTGAGGGAGCGTTCAATAACTGCTTTCATCATAACGAATCAAAGAATCCGCACTATGTCAGCAGCCGGCACGACCAATCGTTATTATCAGCTATCATGAATCTCAATGGTGTAAAGGTGCAACCGTATGGTGGGTTAGCTTATCGTGAGTTTATGCCCGTTGAACCATTCTTCATTAATTGGGGGGTAAAAGATTAGACATGGACTTCACGAAACAGGAATTCATCAACTTTTGGGGCAGCAATGGGTACTATGAGGAGTTCACATATGGGTTAGGAATACAGGAAGTAATTAACCGAATTATCTATCCGTTTGGTGGTGTTGAAACCTGTTTAGAAATAGGATGCGGCGGCGGTGTATTCACAAAAGTACTATCAGAGCAATTCAATGAAGTTATCGGAATAGATGTGATTCCCGAACACGATGGAGTGAGATACCACAATGTGAAGTATAAGGAATTAGATAACCAAGACTACAAATGCACAAATGTAGATGACAACTCAATCGACTTTGTATTCAGTTACGGGGTATTCTGCCATTTCTCAAATGATGCCATAAAAGAATATCTGCAATCTATTTACAGAGTGCTGAAGAAGGGTGGTAATTGTGTGATAATGATTAGTAACTTTGACAAACTAAAAGAGCAGTTCCCCGACTTCGATGACTGGACTAAATACAAGTTAGGGGATAGAATGTTAATAGGGCATTTTTACCAGGATGACAGAACGGTAGATATTATGAAGCATAAATTCAAAATTGTTAGCCGTAACCTAACACCCGATCACAGGGATATTGTGGTACACTTAAAGAAATAACATGGGCAACACAGGAAAAACAATCGAACTAATAGACATCATTATTGACAGAGTGCAAACGGTAGTGGATTTAGGCGCACAGAATGATTACCGCCATCCAACACTACCTGCACCATACGTTAAAGATACCTACTATGCAAACAAGAACTATGTCGCATTTGACATTAGCGGAGAGAACGGAAGTGAGCCATACGACCTGTCCCTGCTTCACAGTTTCGGAGTACAATATGATCTTTTGGTGGATGCAGGAACCTCCGAACACGTTGGCACAAACGGCAAGCATGACATCAAAGCCATATACAACTGCTGGAAGAACAAGCACAACCTCGTTAAGGTCGGGGGATTCATTGTCAGCGAAAACCCAAAGACAGGGAACTGGCCCGGTCATGGATTCAACTACTATACTACAGACTTTTATAAGCTACTCGCTGGCTTTGGTGATTACTCTCTCATTGATATTGGTGAGCATCCTGCTATGGGTAACACAACAGATGGTTGGAATGTTTACTGTGTTCTGCAGAAAACTAAAGAGGATTTTATAAGCCTGGAGAAATTCAAGAAGTGTGGTATCGCAACAAGTTAAACAGATAAAGGCGACATCGGTATTCTATGCCAATGAAAAGGCATACAATGAGGGATTTCCGATAATCTGCAATGAGGGGGGAAGTCGATCGTCGAAATCATTCTCCATCGTACAACTGTTGATTCAGATAGCATCTACGCAGCGTAACAAGCGTATCAGCATCGTATCGCATTCACTCCCACACATCAAACGGGGCGCATACAGGGATTTCAAGACCATTATGGAGGATTGGAATATGTGGAAGGATGAAGATTTCAGTTTCACAGATTTCATATACAAATTCCCTAATGGCAGTTATATCGAACTATTCGGGTTAGAGGATGAGCAAAAAGCACGGGGGCCGGGCAGAGATATTCTTTTCGTCAATGAAGCCAACCTTATCCGCAAGGCACTATTCGACCAGTTGGCCATGCGTACAACGGGTACAATATTTTTAGACTGGAACCCTGCCGACTTCGTGAGTTGGGTTTACGATGTTGCTGACAATCCGAACAATAAGCGGATAAAATCTACCTACATTCACAATAAGGGCAACTTATCCCAAACGCAAATAGACATCATTGAAGGGTATAAGAACCTGCCCGATGATTTCATGTGGAAGGTGTACGGGTTAGGTGAAAGGGGAGCTGCGAAGGAGATAATCTACACCAAATGGCAGATAACAGATGTACTGCCGGAAGGGGGCGATGTGTTCTATGGACTTGACTTTGGATATGTTCACCCTTTGGCACTCGTTAAGGTGGTACACTATGAAGGGGCGAACTATGTGCAGGAACTAATCTACAAATCGGGATTAACTCCATCCGAAATAAGCAGGGAAGTAAAAGACCATATATCAGACCGCAAACCCGTGTACTGCGATGCGGCCGAACCGAAATCCATTGAAGAACTTTACAGAGGTGGCATCAATGCACAGGCCGCAAACAAAGAAGTATGGCCGGGAATACTGAAGGTCAAATCTTATCCGTTGTACGTTACATCCGGTAGTAAGAACATCATTCGGGAGTTGCAATCCTACAAGTGGAAGAAGGACAAGAATGACAATGTGATTGATGAACCAGTGAAAGAGAATGACGATGGATTAGATGCGATGCGTTATGCCATCTTCACCCACTTACACAAGCCGGCATTCCAGGTGGCAGTATGGTAGGCGAATTAATCGTAATTTTGCCAATAACAAATAAAACATTATGGGTTTATTCGATTTCCTTAAACGCAAGGCAGCACCCGTTAAAACACCTGTACAAGTATCAATCGAAAGGGGATTGATCACTTGGGATGGGCAGAATCAGGCAGAAATAGTTAGGGATAGTTATATCGGCAATGACTTGGTATATGCCATCATTACGCTGATTACCCAAAAGGCGAAAGTAGCACCCTGGGGAGTTTACAAGGTGAAGGATAAGGCGAAGGCAAAGCAGTACCAGGCGAAATTAAACTCACCCGTTACCATTGACCTCAAAGAACTGAAGGAACTGAAAGAACAGGCCTTTGAACTATACGAAGGCGATGCCCGACTGAATGAGTTGTTGAAATATCCTAATAGCGAAGATTCATGGTCAGACCTTATCGAACAATGGGTAGGGTTTAAGAAGATAACCGGCAATTCCTTCATCTATGCGAAAATGGTTGGCGATGCTTCCGTGAACAAGGGCAAGCCAATGGAGTTGTATGTACTACCTGCACAATACATGGCAGTTAAGGTTGACATTGAGCAATTCCCACCAAAGAAGGTAGCATATCAACTTTACTATGGTCAGTACATCCCATTCAATACGATTGAAATCCTGCATGATAAATATTTCAATCCTGAATGGTCAGCAACCGGTGGGCAGTTGTATGGGTTATCACCTTTACGGGCGGCATCGAAGGTATTGACCAGGTCAAATAGTTCAAAGACCGCATCTGTTGCGATGTTCGACAACATGGGGCCGCAAGGGGTACTTTACATGGATGATCTACGATTCGACCCATTAAGCGGTGGGGCACAAGCACAGGCACTTAAAACGCAAATATCAATGGCATCCGGTGCCGGCAAGCATGGAAGTGCAGCCGTGAGTGGGTATAAAGTAGGATGGACACAGATAGGATTACCTGCCAAAGACCTGCAACTAATCGAATCGGAGAAATGGGATAAAGAAGCGTTATGCTCAATCTATGGTGTACCACCGGTGTTGTTGGGCTCACAGGATGCGGCCACCTACAACAATATGAGAGAGGCGGAAAAGTCGCTGACATTACGGGCCGTACTTCCCGAACTTATCGCCATCCGGGATAACCTTAATCGCAAAATGAAAACTGATTGGGGGTATAAAAATACCGACATATTCGTGGACTTCGACCTAACGGTTTATCAAGAACTCGAAGCCAACAGGGAAGCACAAGCGCAATGGCTGAATACTTCATGGTGGCTGACCCCGGAGCAGAAACTCAAAGTGATGGGTATCGAACCGGATCCCAATGTGCCGCTTGAAGATTATCAAAAGTTGTATATCCCACAAGGTTTGATGCCAATGGATGACTTTACTAATCTGCCCGATGTACCGCCAACTTTACAATAAATACCGGAAGAAGTATAGGGTGCTAATCAAGAAGGAACTTGATAAGCAATGCAAAGCTATACTCAATGGCGAACAACCCGACCAAAGCGGACTGAAACGAATTATCAGCCAACTGCATCAAGGTGCAGGAATGACAATGGCGAAGTATAACTATGATAAGATTAGGCGAAAGGCAGGTATAAAGGATAACTTGACACCTCAACAAAGATGGGCGATAGTGATTAAGATGTTTTTAGATCAAGGATTGACTATGCTCACCGATGGCATTACATCAACCACGAAGGAAACTATTCGCAAAGTATTGATTAAAGGAATGCAGGAGGGGTGGAGCATTACGCAAATGATGACTGAATTAGAAAAGTCAGGTATCAATGCTTACCGTGCAGAACTTATTGCCAGAACAGAAACAACAAGGGCCGCAAATCAGGGAGCGTTACTTGGTGCCGTATCAACAGGGCTGCAAACCGAAAAAGAATGGATAGCAATAACAGATGACCGTACACGAAGAATCCCCCGTGATAAGTTCGACCATTTGCACATGGATGGAAAGCGTGTAGCAGTAGATGAGCCTTTCACCGTACCCGGTATGGGTAGTGTAGAACAGATGGAATATCCAGGTGATAGCAGGGCAAGTGCAGGGAATGTGTGTAATTGCAGATGCACCGTTGGTTTTGAAGTAGTGAGGGATGAAAACGATATGCCCGTATCAATACAAGGCAATCTAAAGGGGCCGGTCGGCACCCTGTGGAGTATGTGGAATAATAGCTTATTTTTGCAATTACAAATGTTATTGAATGAAGCAATATAGCGTTAAGGATATAATGAATGGGGTCGAAGATGTTGACAAAGAAAGCCGTAAGGTGAAAGCCGTGTGGGCAAGAATGAGCAATGTTGACCTTGACAATGACATTATCAGTCCTGCTGCATTTACTCGGACAATTACTGCAAGAGGGCCGCAAGGGAAGAATCTTATTTGGTCATTAGTTGACCATAAGACTTCGATGAAGTATGCTTTGGGTAAGCCAAAGGAACTCTATGTTGAAGGCGATGCGCTTATAGCCGTAACAGAAGTTATTGAAACGGAAATGGGTGAAGATATGCTGAAATTATATGAAGCAGGGTTAATCAATCAGCACTCAATCGGATTTAGCACTATCAAGTCCGAAATGGATAATAGTACCGGTATTCGCACCATTACAGAACTTATGCTTTACGAAGGTAGTGCGGTGCTATGGGCTGCAAACCCCGAAACTCCGACAATATCCATCTACAAGGGAATGGAGCCGGAAGTAGTGAAGGAAACGCTAAACGGGAGATTGGAGAAACTAATCAAAGCGTTCAAGCACGGAACATTTACAGATGACACTTTCTCCCTATTGGAGATTGAAATAAAACAGATACAAACTGCAATATCAGAACTCACCACTCAACCCGTTGCCGCAGCAACACTTGACCCGGAAGATAATAGCGCAGTAGTATTTGATGCACTCAAACAATTAAATAACAGATTTAAAACACTTGTAAAATGACACAAGAACAAATCGCTGCGGAGGTAAAATCAATCGGTGATAACCTTACGCAAGTACTGGCCAATAGTGCCAACGCAAAAACCGATGCTGCTGAAGCCAAATCCGTTGTAGCCGGACTTCAGTCTAAACTCGAATCAGTTGCCACCGCTGCTGAACTTAAAGAGTTCAAAGATGCTATGCAATCTCAATTCGATGCCCTGACCACTAAAGTAAAGAAAGGTCAACCCGAAGGCAAATCATTCAGCGAAGCACTTGCCGAGAAACTCGAAGGAGTTAACATCGAAGCGGAAATGAGAAAGAATGGCCGTTTGCACATTCAACTGCCAGAGGTGAAGACCATCACATTGGCTTCTAACCTTTCCGGTGATAGCGTTGCCACTTACAATAGCCGCCAAGCAATCCAACCTAATCAGCTGGTTAACTTCCGTGATTTTGTGCCTACCACTCAAAGCCCGACCGGTTTGTATGTAACCTATCGTGAGGCTACTGGTAATGCCAACAACATCGCTTCGCAACTTGAAGGTTCACTGAAGCAGGAGAATAACTACTCTCTGACTGAAGTAAAGACTGTAAATCAGTTCATCGCTGGTTTCAGCAAATTCAGCCGCCAGATGCTTGCATCTCTGCCATTCATGAGCCAAACGTTACCCCGTTTGTTAACTCGTGATTTCTTCAAGGCAGAAAACTCTGCTTTCTTCTCTACTGTATCCGGTGCTGCTACTGGTTCTACCACTACTTCTGCTTCTGCTGATTTGGGTAAGATTATCCAGTTGATTGGTAACCTGCGTACAGGTGATTTTGCTGCATCTGTTGTGTTTGTTTCTAACGCACAATGGTCATTGCTGCTGAACGAATCATTCACCAATGGTTACTACATGGGTGCCGGTGGTCTTACTATCGGTCAATCCGGTGTGTTAAACATTGCCGGTGTACCTATCGTTGGTTGCAACTGGGTGCCTAATGACCGTGCTTTCTTGATAGACAATAGCTTCCTCGAAAGAGTAGAGGTGAACGGTGTAAACATTGAATTGAGTTACGAAGATCAAAACAACTTCGTAACCAACATGGTTACTGCCCGTATAGAGTGTTACGAAGCCATCAACTTGATGCTTCCTAACTCCGCTATCTACGCTACTATCTAAAATCAATGAGGGGGGTGGGATTCCATCCCCCTTATTATTAGCATGAAAAAGCGTGAACGAAAACCCTCGAAAAATGCGTGTCTTGTGGCACGTTCAACAATATCTCCCGAAGGCAAAGTCCGGCTCGGAATGGAACGCACACGAAATCAACAAGTGGTTAATGGAGCGTGGCCATCTCGTCAAGGTCATGACCTCCGCAATGAACAATGAGTACTATGAGTACGAAGGAATACCCGTTTTTAATCGCTCACATGATTGGTACTTTCACCATGATTGGGCAGATATAATTTTCACTCAATTAGATTTTGCAGCAGATGTGGCAGAGGACTGCAAAAAGACAAAGAAGCCGGCCGTTTGGTTTGCTCACAATACCTTTAACTATATTTCCGTCAGACGGAATCAGCATATAAACGTTGTGTATAATTCCCATTGGGGAAGTGAACACGGCAAATATCCCAACAACTCATTCATACTTCAACCACCGGTGAATATTGACCATTATAGGGTTGAACGTGGGGAGGAAATAACACTAATTAATCTCAATCGAAATAAGGGGGCCGAACTATTCTACCAGGTGGCACAAATGATGCCGGAATACAAGTTCCTTGCCGTGCAGGGTGGCTATGGTGAACAGATATACAAGGACTTGCCGAATGTTACTTACATGGCTAATCAACCGGATATTAGGAACGCATACAGGCGAACAAAGATACTACTCATGCCTTCGCAGTATGAGAGTTGGGGTAGAACGGCAACGGAAGCGATGGCATCGGGGATCCCTTGCATTGTAAGTGATTTACCTGCACTCCGTGAGAATTGTGGGGATGCCGGTATCTATTGCAGCCCTGACCGCCCTCACCAATGGGTGAACGCTATCAAAAATGTGGTGAATAATTACGAACTTTGCAGTAGGGCGGCATTTGACAGGGCAGAGCAGTTAAGGCCGCATGATAAATTATTAAATTTTGAACAATGGGTAACTACTCTTATACAATAGATTCGCAGGTAACGGAGGTAAGCTATGCGGAGCCGGTAACGCTTGCAGAGGCTAAACTATACATTAGGTTAAGCCATACAAGCGAAGATGCACAGGTTTCGCAACTAATTAGTTCTGCCCGGAAGATAATCGAAGATGCAGCAGGTATCAGCGTAATAACAAAGCAGGTGAAAGTATGGTTCAGCAATAAGGGTGGTGCATATCAACTGCCATACGGCCCGATTACTTCAGCAATTACTTTGTACGATGATTATACCGGTACAATCCTAACTGACAAACAAATCATAGGCGGTAATTATCCCCGAATTACTTTTCCACAGATAGAGAATATGAGAGCCGAATATACGGTAGGTTATACCCATGTCCCTGCTGCATTGAAGTTCGCCATTCTTGACCAGGTGAATTATATGTACGAAAATAGGGGGGCCGAAAATGAGGGTACTGGTATTTGTGAGAAAGCATGGAGAGCGTGTCAGCAGTTCACCCGTCAATCGCCAATACTATGAGGTTAAAGGGAACAAGACCTAATTATCTGTCAGCAGAACTATTGCATGAGCCGATTGGTGTACTTGCACCTACACAGGTGAGCGATGGTGAGGGGGGTTATACGGTTACCTATGCGAATACTGCCACCATTTGGGGTATGTTTATTCCGCTTGGCGATAGCCGTTCTTTGATTGCAGCGCAGGTAAGTTACACGGCATCCGCTACTGTATTCGTGCGCTACCCCCTCACGATTGATCAGACCTACAGATTAGAGATAAGCGGTGAGCAATATAGCATCCACTCTATTACGAATGTGGAGAATAAGGATGAATATTTGGAAATACAAATCTTTAAGTAATGGCGCAGGGGTTTGCTTTAAACATATCAGGAATACCAGAGTTGCAAAATGCAATTAACCGCATTAATACAAACGCAACAACCGTATTAAGTAATGAATTAGCAGCAAGTGCATTGGCTATACAAAAGAACGCAAAACGAAATGCCCCCGGTAATTTTGGTAAATTAAAGCAATCAATTAATATTGATTTAAGCAATGACTTATTCAAGTCAGTATTTAGTACGGAAGGCTATGCTCCATATGTGGAATTTGGTACTAAAGGCAATGCCCGTATACCTGCCGGATATGAAGCATTTGCAGCACAATTTAAAGGGAAAAAGGGTAGCACAATGAAAGAATTTTATAAAGCCATTGAGTTGTGGATGAGTAGAAAAGGAATAGATAAAAAGTTTGCATTTGTAATTATCCGAAAAATATTGACTAAAGGAGTTCCAGCACAACCATTTATGCTGCCTGCGTATGAGCAAGAGAAACCTAAGTTACTGAGAAGATTAAGAAGATTATTCACATGATAATGAAAAACCCTGCCATACCGATAAAGCAATGGTTAGTTACCCAACTTGCCGCCTATACCTATGTTGATGTGTACGATGCTATGGTGCCTGCCAATGAGCCGGCTGAATACATTACCATTACAGGTAGAACATCCGGGCAGGAACAAGGCAAAGAAGGTTACGTTAACATGGTTTCCGTCAACATAGATATAACAACGAAAAGTAGTAACTTTGGGTTCAAGAGGGCAGAGCAAATAGCGGATGCGGTGATGGGTGCGGTGAATAGTGATACGGTGGTTGTGTTGCCTGTGGGGTGGGATTGTAAAAATGTGGTATTGGCATCGGTAACTAACCTGGAGGACTTGGATCCATTTGATAACACTTTTCGTGTAATTTTGCGGTATGAATTTATAATTTCACAAACACAATAAATATGAGTTACACTTTTGTAAATGCGAGGGACATAATCCTTCAGTTGGACTTCGACAGGAATGGTACTTTCCTTGTTGTTGCTTGCCTTACATCCAATTCAATGGAGATCACCCGTGATGCCATTGATGCCGATAGTAAATGTGGCGATGAGCAACTGCCCGGTAATTCTGTAAGTCAGACAATCAGTTGCAGTGGTAATGCCATTGACCAAACAGGTAGCGGTAGCCGTGAAAGCTATGACCGTTTGTATCAAATGCTTGTAAACCGTGATTCAATCCCTGCCCGTTTCGGCCCTGCAGTTACTGTATCCGGTGACATCGTGTATAGCGGTAACATCTTTGTTACTTCGCTTTCATTGGATGCTACTGACAAAGACCTGCTGAAGTTTGATGCGGAGTTCCAGGTACAGAATGCTCCACTCACCCAAACAAAGACATACTAATTTATGCCCGTAGCATTTGAGTTAAAAACTTCAACGGGCGCAGTTAGTTTGTTATGGAATAACTGGGCGATGCACCGATTCTGTGAAATGAATGGCAACTTGCCAATAGGTAAGATGTTGGAGATGTATAATGGCCAGTCCTTAACCTTTAAGCACGTTATAACAATGGTGCAGGCGGCAAGTGAGGGAGCCGGCAAGGTGATAAGCGAAAGGGAAGCATCGCAGTTGATTGATGAAGGTGGTGGATTGCAGTTC